ATGTATGACTAGGGTTTTGTACGGTGTCGCTACTCGCATCACCAAAATCCCATAACCAGCTTGTTGGCGTGTTGCTTGAACTGTCAGTGAACACTACTGTTAACGGAACTACATCGCTTAGAGGAGTGCCGCTAAAATTAGCGACGGGTGCGACAACAAATGTACCACCCCACGCTCCGATGTTCCATGGAACAACACGTGTGTTCTCGTAAGCGTCATTGGTGAATGTCCCAGATAGATTGAAACCTGCTTCAAGCAAGGAGCTTCCAGCTTTGAGTGACCAGTCACTTGCAGGGGTGGCAAACTCATTTGCTGCAACGATATTTTCAACATGTCCAGAACCGCCAGCCCAATCTGCCGTGCTATCTGATGAGGCATTATTTGATGATGTAACACTGGCGGTATTAGGGGCAGTCACGGTAGCTGTATTAAAACAGGTGACGGATGGGCCAATAATGACATTGTTTCTTACTACTGTCGTATTCGTACTAAAACCCGCACCGCCAAAACGACTACTTGAAACCTCAAAACCTTTTGCGACTTTCCCATTACCTATAATCGTGTTATTGAAGAAACTAGCATTTAACACAGCGTTGAAAGCTGAAAACGTGGAATTTGCCGTTGATACCATCGCTGCTACATTTTGTGTCGATGGAGTTCCACCCGTAACGATAATGTTATTTCGTGCTTCTGCTGTTAAAGTCACATTAGCCGAAGCAGCAAAACGTACGCCGATGCTTTGAGGAACACTGACGGGTGCTGTTATGCAGAGACATCCATCTATCAGTACACCAGTTAATGGTGATGCCGCTGCGCTGGGTTGCGAGCCGATACACGTTTGCAGCTGATTCGTTACTGTTATTCGTAGACCTTTTACGGATACGTTTGACGCATTTAGATATACCGCTGTCACATAATCAGATGACGATGTAACATAGGCTCCGGCTGTAACGTCTCCGTTGTGTTCGTGACCAGCAGCAACCTCTATCTTAAGGATTGAGCCGACCGTCACATCTTTGATATCCACGCTTCCCAGATTGCCACCGGTATAGCATTCGGCGATATATGTATCCGCAGCCATGCCGTCAACAGCGGTTTCCCACGCCTGTAGAGTCGTGTAGTCGCCACCGCCAGCAGGTTTGATAGTATGAGTAGGCATTGCTTACACCTTAAGAGGTTTTTCTGCTGCTGTCTTAACCTTGAGTACTGCGTCTTTTGATTCTAGGATCAAGTTGTCTTTCGTCGTATCTGACCATTCAGTCTTTGTGTCAGCTTTCACTTTGCTTACGTCTAGCACCTTAGAGCTAAAGACTGTAATCCCGCCTTCTGCATCCCGCTCGGCATAAGGCAGCGTAATAACAGGTGATGGTTCATCTGTCATTGCAAGCAATCGTGCCTCAAGAACAGGATCGTCCAGCTTGATAAGTTGAAACTCTTTCAATTCTCGCGTGCCCCAAACGGCACCAGCTAGTTTGACACAGACGATATCGCCCTGTGACTTGATTTTGCTGGCAGTTGGCGGCAGTGAGATTCTTACGAGTGCTTCTAACATCTTAGTGTCTCCGGTAGCGTTTCCTGACCATCGTGATCTGCCAGTCAACATGAGCGATGGCCGCCTCGTAGTGGCTTAACTTGCGTATTGCACCACGCATTACAGCTTCATGTATATTACGTTTTAGCATCACTTCCTGGGCTGTTAGCCAAGCTTCAAACTTAGCCTTACGGTACACAGGTGCCAAAATGGAAATAAGCCCCACTATGATTACCACAACAATAAGTAGTTCGATCAAAGTAAAGGCTTTTTTCATCGTGCCTCTTTCCGTCGGCGTGGAAAAGTTATTTTCCGAATTGTTCCATCCTTATCGTGACGTTCCCATTCAGCTTGTAGATAGCCGAATGATTCTAGACTCTTTTGCAACTCACGTGCTTGTGTTTTCGAGATATGGTCTGTTAGGCCGTGAAGCTGGCACCGTTCTCTAGTTACACGCAGTGAAACGACGAAAATAATATAAGGATCGCCCTCGGTGTTACTCAAGGGGCCGATCCGATGCTCAACAAGGATAGGTGTTGAAACAATCATTCTTTTGCCTCTTTATGGCCGTACTTCTAGTCTGTTAATGCGTTCAAGGATTGTAGCTTGACGCTCTTGACACTTTGCAACAGCGGTTTGCTGCGAGGCTATTTCTTTCCATATCAGCAAAGCGTCTGCTGAGTTGAATCTTGAAGCTTCAATTGACGCGACCTGTACTCTGATGGCAGAAATCTCTTTGTTGATGATCGACACTTGCTCATTCATCTGATAATTGAGCGTGGTGACTTGCAAACCTACACCGTTGATAGCTGTCTGAATGTAACCGGCACCCGCAAACAGGGAACCGACAACAGCTAAGACAGATGCCATCGGTATTAGTATTTCTTTGTTCATTTACCCTTACCCCTTACTTTAGAACTACCTTCTGTATCCAGTGTGCTGTCGCTAGCTTCTTTTCGCTCGGTGGAACCAGAGTTGGTGCTAGAATCAAGATCACTTACGCCTCGGGCACCGGGGTTTTTACCTTGAGAACCTTCACCTTGACTTTGTGCTGCGAGGATGCGTGCGGCCCTAGCTGCATGATCCTTCTCAGCTAGTGCTACTCGGTTCTCAGGAATACTAAAGGCAAGAGCGGCACCCTTACTGTCAAGTACGGCACTTTCCATCAGCATTCTAACCGTTTCAACGTCTGTCACCAAGATTTCTGCTTGTTCAATTTCGTCGTGAATGGTTCCTAGCAACTGTGCCGGTATCTTACCGCTTAGCATGAGGGTTGCAATCTGTTTTGCAATCTCGCGGCGATAAGTCTCGGACGGGCTAGCCATCATGCGTTCTTCGAGTTTCTCAGCTTGTGCAAGAATCTCTGTGTCACTCTTTAGATCATAACGGTCAGGGTAGGCTACGTGTGCTACCTGCGTTGCACCCTCGTATTGACTCCAAAACTTGGCAATTTGTTTCTCGCCGTGTTCTAGTTCAAGACCGATGTACGAAAGGCCAGCTTCTAGGCCACGTTCGTCCATACCTTTGGATTCAGCGGAAGCCATCTTGGGCTTTACGCTAGACAAATTAAGATTAACAAGGATGCGGATTTCTTCCTTCATCTGAGCCTGTTTTTCCATCGAAGCCATCAGTGGTTCGGTGGATGGCGAGATAAAGCCGGGCCTGTCGAAACCTTTACCGTAAGCGCGTCCATGAACAGCACCTGCTCGAATCTCATCGTCAGTGCTTGATTCTTCTGCTTGGGCTGTAGCTAGTGGATCGACACCACCAGTGGCCGCTCCACCTTTATTAACGGCATCAACAAGAGCTTGTGCAGCCACTTGCGAGCGTTTCAGGTGTGAACCATCGCGGTTAGGGTCACGTTGCTCGGTATAGAAAGGGTAATTGGCCTTGAGGCAGTAAGCGATGTCGCTTGAACTCATGTTCATCAAGGCAATCTGATAGTCTGCAACATCCCGCAGCAAACTGTCCGTCAGCTCAAACATAGCAAACGGGATTTCTGTGAGTTCAAGCTTTTGGGTGCTAGTTACATTGCCGTTTGAGTCTAGAATCGTTACTACAACTCTGCCTTCTAGAAGATTCAGGACTCTGAAAGTCTCATCGGTGCCGGATTCAGGCAGGTCAAACTCATTACGCTTGTAATTGATGTCCCGCAGAAAGAGAGCTTTGAACTTGTTGTTTTCGTCGTAAGTCCAAGACAGGATATCTTCGGCTCTGTAAATATAAATGTACGGTGCCGAGAGACTATCACCTTGGGTTACAGGTGAATTGACTCTTTCGCGGTCAACAAATACACCGACACGCTTCATGGTGAGTAACTCAGGCAGGATTACGCGTCCGATATAAGCGTTCATCGAGCTACCGCGTCTATCAACACCGGTGCCTAAGCCTTCAACAGCGTTTTGGTAGCTTTCAGGGCCGCCTTTGCGTACAACGTCCGCAATGCGTTGAAAGATGGCATTTTTGATGTCATTAACAGCTGCTTTTGCAAAAGCGGGTACAGCGGTCATGCGTGTACGCGCCTGAAAATCCTCATCATCTTCACGGGATGAGAATTTTTCCAAGTAGGTTTCGACAAAGGTACGACCACCCTCGTAGGTGAGTCGCCACTTTGTCCAGTCGCCGGAATTGGCCGTATGGTCAGGATGTCGGATGGTTATTTTCATAGGAAAGCTTTAATGTCACGGCCAGTGCTAGCTGAAATTGCTAATGGTAAAGCAATTTCTGCATATGTCTGAGCGTGTGCGTAGTGGTCAGCCACGTTTTCTGGCTTCACATAATCGACTGTGGGATTGTCATAAGCATCCACACCGGGTTTTCGGATCATCGCCTTGATGTTTTCAACATACTCAGAAGGCGTGTCTTGAGGCAACATGATTCTAGAATTATGGAAGCGGCCGAGCGTAGTATCGAGCCATCCGGTTCGATCTACGTTAATTCGCCAATCAACCACGAGTTCATTTTCATCCTTAGGCTCAACCATACTGCGGCCAGCAATGCCACGTGCATAGTAGCAGAGTTTCACGTAACCGGGAAAGCGGTCAGCAAACTGTTTGGCTAATCGACGTTCAGGGAACATGTCGATGACTGCTTGGTTGATAGAAAAGTCTCGCATTAAGCGATCAAGTTCCTCAAACCGTTTGACCTTGCCAATATAGATGACCTTAGGTATGGCTGTTGTGTTGAGGTCGTTGCCCAAAGTTGACGGTAGCAGCCACTGGTTAATAATAACGTGCAGCCATGTTCCAACGTCAATACCCATAGTTGTCAGGACGTTCACATCATGTGGGTCTTGCAACCTATAGTTTCGGATGCAGGCGTTCACCTTCTCCAAAGTTACTTGGGCACCTTCGACCGTATGGGGTAGGCCCATTTTGGAGTTATAGAGTTCCTGTTCGTATCCCTGATTGGTCTCAGCCAGAATTATATGCTTAGCAATTTCCCACGGTTTGATGGTGGCACTGTATAACTGGTTGACGTAGAAACCGCGTGTCTCGACCTTGGGGCCAGTCGCGTTCCAGTAACCATATTTCAGCATGGCGGCTTTCGCATCTTTATCATGAGGCAGATCATTCTTGCATTCGCGACAAATGATTCTAGACTCATAGATGTCTGGATCGAGGATGCCGTCACCGCGAACCTTTAAGCATTCAGGGAATATGAGTTCTGTGTTCCTACTGCAACAAGGACATACGAAGAAAAAGTGTTCTTGGGTGCTTAGCTGGAAAGCAGAATTGATGCCAAAATCAGTGATGCTTGGAGTTGAGATTTCCCAAATCATTTTCTGAAATTGACCCGATGCACGCTCATAACCGAGCGTAACCTGCTTTTGATCCATTTCGTCGCGTTCGTCGAAAAACAAGTTAGGTGCCGGGACACTTTTTAGGCCAGAACGGCCTCTTGATCCACGAATGTACAAGTTAGTAGACCCAGCACGTTTGTGCCCGACGTTTTTAATATCTGAAAAAAGGCCGCTCAAATGAGGCGACATTTCGAGTGCAGAATCAAAACGGCCAACAGAGAAGTCAGTAGCGTCTGGAGTTTTGTTAGGCAGGACGTACAGGCAATCTTCTCTGCAAACGTCGATCTTGTAAAAGACCAGATTCAGCATTGTCTCAGTGAAACCCATCTGAGCGGCTTTTTGTCCGATATTATGTTCGGCGTGTGAATCGTGCATATCCCGTAGCCACGGGTGATACTTGAAAGTCCAGTAACCGGGAATAGGCTTCCCCATCATACGGTACTTTTCCGCCCAAACGGAAGCAGTATTAACTGCTCGGCGTAGTAGGCCCGTCTGTATCCGGTTTCGCATCTGTGATTGTAGAGTCATCGACGATCCTTTGCAGTATTTCTGAATCGCGAATATGATTGCCAATAATGGTAATCATGGAATCCGCGAAGATATTGGCTTTTGCTTCGTCCAAGAGGAGGCCTGTGGCATCTTCCAGCTTGTGACAAGATTTTACTAAGCTTTCGATGCTTTTGATAACATCGCATAAGGGCATAGCTGCACAGATTAGATCGTGCGGCGTTTCGCAGCGGTTGATGCGTTCTTCGACTTCGAGCCGTAGAATGCCAATTTCATTACGTAGGCTGATGACGCGGGCAGATGTAGCAAACTCAGTGACTTCCTTTGCCCAAAGTTTTAGTGCGTAGTTGCCCAAGCCAGTTGTTTCCAGTCTACTTTCAACAATGGCGGCAATACTTTCAGTAATCTCGTCACGAATCTCAGCAGTTACGGTGTGATCGGGATTGTGCTTACGCACAGAGGCAACTAAGTCATGAGCCATTTCGATAGCATTATTAGTGTCCATGAATGCCAGCAGCTTGTTTTCGATGATGGCACAACTGATGGCTAGTGATTCCACCGTATGGATCAGGCGTCGAATCACACTGGAAAACATCAACAGGTGGCTGTCGTCATTGGTTGTGAAATCCAAGTGATTCTGGATGAGCAAACGGACAATAGCAATTTCATCTCTCAAGGATTTTATGCTACTGCTATCCGTAAGCGAGTTCACTCTTGCTTGGTACCGGGCGATCTTGTACCTTTTGATTCTAGAAGCTTTCTGCGATTGCATATCACGCCAGCCGCCGTGACAGATGCAATTTGTCCCATTCTCTACAGCCACGAGGTTACATTGACCGCGTGAGGGGATGGTGGCTTGGCAACGGCGAGGATCATCCTCGTATGCGATGCGTTCAATCTGGCTTTGGTGATTTTGACTCATAGTGTTATCCTTTTACATATAGTAAGGCCAAACTTTTGAGTCTAGACTCAAAATAAAAATAATTTTTTCGACAAAAGTAAAAAATTAAGATTAACATTTTGATTCTAGACTCTAGACTCTGACCCACCCCTTGTTTCTTTGTTTCGAGGGTTCTTTGTTTCGAGGTTCCGAGAGTCGGGTGGCTTAATTTTGTGTACAGGGGTAGGGCAATTGCCAAAAGATTCTGACCTTGCGTGCGAATTCTGACCGGCACCCGGCACCCGGCACCCGGCACCCGGCACCCGGCACCCGGCACCCGGCACC